CGGTGGTCGCCGTATCATTATCTTTGCTCTTATCTGAAGGGATTCAAACCGAATCAGTTCGATGTCCTGCGTCTTCGGACTTGGTTCTCGGGGTTGGGCAGAGTTCGCCCCGTCTCGAGTCGCTTCATAATGGAAGTGGTTCCTACGGCGACGCAGTTGCTGCATGGTCGGAAAGAGTTCTCTCGAGGACGCTCTTTGATTGGCAGAAGGTGGCGCTTAATGGCCAGTTGACTCATGACGAGAATGGCGACCTGATGTTTCGTGAGGCGTTGACTTCATGTGCCAGGCAAAATGGGAAAAGCGTTGCACTCACTAGCCTCTGTGGATTCTTCTTGACCGACTGGTCAGCGATGCGGGGCAAACCCATCCACGTTCTTTCCGTTGCCAACAAACTTGATCGCGCGGTTGCAATCTTCAATGAACTTGCTCCGGTACTTGAGGCACAATTTGAAGGTCATGTGACATGGAGTTATGGACGCAACAAAGTTGAGATGCCGAACGGCTCAACGTGGGAAGTCAGGGCAGCGACCCCGAACCTTCACGGCGGAACCTACGATCTGATTGTTGTCGACGAAATCTGGAACGTATCTGAAGAGGTCTACTTTGATGCGCTCCGACCGTCGCAGATTGCGGTCAAGTCTCCGCTCCTTTCCTCCTGGTCAACTTCAGGCGATGAATCTTCAAAGACAATGCAACGACTTCGCGAAGCAGCCATCGGCGCAATAGATCAGCAGAAACAGACTCGTCTTTACTTTGCCGAATGGAGTCTTCCGTCGGTAGACCCGAACGACGAAATAAATTGGGGCTACGCCAACCCCGCCCTCGGTCAGACCATCACCCTTGAGGCATTGCAAGCAGCTGCGGAAACTCCTGATCGAGCAGCGTTCCTTCGAGCGCATCTCAATTTGTGGGTCTCGTCGGCGGACGCTTGGATTCAGCCTGGCGTCTGGGACAAGTTGTTCACCGAATCGGACTGTCCCGCTGGGGGCGTCCTTTGCGTTGACTCATCCACAGGCGGAGAAAAGTATGTCGGCATCAGGTGCGGACTTACCGAGGAAGGCAACATCATCGCAACTGTCCAGTTCTCAACAGAATCTCTAAAAGAAATGTGGGTCAAGATTAACGAGGCAATGGAGGCAGACCCGAAGTTGCGTCTGGCAATTACTCCGGCACTCGACCTTCATACGCCAGAGAAGTTAGAACGGCGACGTCAAATTTTCGGCTACGCCGAGGTATTGAAATTCACGGGTCTTACTCGCTCGCTCATTCTCGAGAAGCGCATCTATCACCGAGGCGAAGAACTCCTTGCAACTCATGTTAACCGAGCCGTCCTTGCCCGCGCCAACGGTCAAGTCGTGATCAGTAGCCAACGCTCTCCTGGGCCGATTGAAGCAGCGCGACTTTTGGTTGTTGCAGCCGCTCTAGTTTCTCGCCCGTCGAACACGGGACGCGCAGCAATGGCGTTTGGAAGGTAGTTGCATTTGCAACTAGTTTGTGGGAGACTCCAATTGTGGCGTTCTTCTCCCGAAAAATAACTACTGCTGAGTTTGCATCTTCGCCAATTAAAGCCGCTGCCGGTGTTGGCAGTCTTGGCGTCCCACCGATGTATGCATGGTCTAGCGGTGCTTTTGAGCAGGTCGCCCTTAGTCTCCCGACGGTGTCGAGGGCGAGAGACCTTCTCGCCTCGACCATTTCAAGTCTTGAGTTCCGTCAAAAGGTAAAGCAATGGAACGGCGAAGAGTACGAAGAGATATACGTCCCGAATGAATCGTGGATGGAAAATCCTGATCCGAAAGTTCCGCGCCAGTTCATCCTTGCCAACACGGTCACGGACTTATGGATGACGGGTCGCGCCTTCTGGGCGGTTACTTCCCGTAACGCAACCGACGGACGCCCGATGAGTTTTGAATGGCTACCGTCCGCAAACATTCAGACACCGAATCAGCAAGGCCCGCAATTCTTTGGCATGCCAGACGAAATTGAATTCAACGGCATTCAACTTGACCCGAACGAAATCATCACGTTCCTTGCACCGACAACTGGTCTCATGTATTCAGGCCGACGCTCCGTCAGCATCGCAACTCATCTTGACCAGTACGCAGATCGTGCAGCAACCATTGAAACTGTCCCTGGTTATCTTCAGCAAACTTCCGCGGGCGAAACAATGTCCGGTGAAGAACTTGGAGACTTGGCAGCGCAATGGGCGCAGGCTCGTCGAGAAGGAAACGTCATTGGTGCGTTGAACAACTATGTCAACTTTGTTGAGTTTGACCGCGACCCGCTTGAAGTCAACGCAGCGCAACGCGAATACCAAGCACTCGACCTTTCCCGTATGTGTTCAGTCCCTGCGTACCTTGTCTCAGCCCCGACTCCAGGCGCATCCATGACATACCAAAACGCAACGCAAGCCCGTCAAGACCTCTGGCTATTCGGCGCGCAAATGTACGCACATGCAATCGAATCTCGTCTCAGCATGAACGACGTCACCGCGCGCGGACGCTATGTCTGTTTCGACACCGACGACCTTCTTGCCGTGGGCGATATGCACGACGCTCTTATTGAGCCACAAGTTCCAGACCTCGAGGAGATTCCTTCATGATTAAGTTCACCGCCGTCCCCGTCACTCTTGACGCTGCAGCTGGAGAAGATGCACCGCGCACCATCACCGGCATTGCAGTCCCTTGGGACACAGTCGCAACCGTCTCAGGTGGCGAAAAGGTCATGTTTAAGCGCGGAGCCTTTGACTTGAATGCCAAGCCCGCGCGACTTCTTGAAAACCACGACGGACGCCCAATCGGCATCGTCAGCGAACTTGTTGATCTTGACAACGGCCTCGGGTTCAGCGCAACTTTCGCTCGCTCAAAGGCAGCCGACGACGTTGTTGAACTGATTCAGATGTCCGCATACGACTCGGTATCCGTCGGTGCAGTACCCAAGAAATTTAAGTACGACAAGAACGGCGTCATGATTGTTTCATCCGCCGATTTACAAGAACTTTCGGTTGTCAGCGTTCCGGCATTTGCCGACGCAGTCATCGAAAAAATCGCTGCTTCAGAACCCGACCCTGAGGTCGAAGAAGAAGCAAACGAACCCCAACCCGACACAAGTCTCCAGGAGGAAACAATGTCACAAGAAACCCAAGTCGAAGCTTCCGCGACCGACGCCATCCCAACATCCCCAATCTTTGCATCAGCCAAGAAAGAATTCCACATGCCTTCAGCAGCCGAGTACATCTCAGCCGCTTTCGTTGGCGGAGACCAATGGCGAGCAATGAGCGAAGGCATTCGTGCAGCTGCACCAAACGTCCTCACTTCAGACATCCCAGGTGTTCTTCCACTTCCAATCGTTCAGCCTGTCTACAACAACTTCATTGGTCGTCGTCCAGTCATTGACGCAATCGGTGCAAAGGCAATGCCACAAGGCGGGAAAGTATTTATTCGTCCAGAAGTAACAACTCATACTTCAATGGGCGTTCAGTCAACTGAAAACACCTCACTCACTCAAGGAACTTTCGTTGTTACAGACAACCAAGTAACCAAGGGTAGTTACGGTGGATTCGTGACTTTGTCCGAACAGAGCATCGACTGGTCACAGCCTGAGATCATCAGCCTTGTTCTTGATGACATGGGTCGCATCTACGCAAACGAGACCGACAACGTCGCAGCAGACAACTTGAAGACAGGCGCAACAGTCACTCAGAACTTTGCCGCCGCATCTTCACAAGATCCCGCTTACTGGATGTCATGGATCTCTAGTGCAGCACAGACAATTTTGTCTTCAAGCAACGGCAACCTTCCAACCCACATCTTCGTTAACCCTGAGTGGTGGGGATCGCTCATGCAACTGAGCGACACAGCGGATCGCCCGTTGTTCCCACAGATTGGGCCAATGAACGCATTCGGTAATCTTGCACCAGGACAAGTCAACGGCGTTGCCTTTGGTTTGCAGGTTGTAGTTGACCGCAACTTTGCAGCAGACACTCTCATTATCGGTGACGCATCTGGCTACGAAATCTTTGAACAGCAGAAAGGCGCACTCAGCATCGACGTTCCGTCAACGCTCAGTCGCACAATCGCATTCCGCGGTTACCTTGCAACGCTGATGATTGACTCAAGCAAGTTTGTCAAGGCTGCGTTCGTCTAATTCAGGCGAACTCTTAAAGGAACTGAACGATGGCTACTTACGATCTCGCGTTTCATACGCGCCTCGATGGGTACGCCATTTTTCAGACCTTCGTTGAGACTGGTATCCAAGTCGGAGACTCCGTAACTATTGCAGGCGCAAGTCATGGATTTTCGGGTACGCATACCATTGTCTCAACACAAGACTTTGAATTCATCGGGGTATCTGACGAAGGCGACCTTGAATTTGACTCCGATGTAATTCGTCTCTACCAGTTCCTCTATGTCAACGCAGGCTCGGACTTCACTCGATCTACCGCTACCGGCACAGTTACTTTCACCCCGTCGGTTTCATGGATTAACGCAGCCGATGTCACCTCATGGCTCGGCATCGACGTTGCAACCGCCAACGACACCGCCTTTGTCACAGTCTGCGTCAACGCAGCCAACAACTACATCTTTCGCAAGCGTCGCGAAGCGGGCTACACCGATTCGCAATCCACGGTGCCAGGTGCCGACGTCAAACTCGGCACAATCATGTATGCAGCAACCCTGTATCGTGAGCGCGGATCAGCAGATTCCTTCGCATCCTTTGACTCGATGTCTTCAATCCCCATCCCCTCAACAATGGGACGCATCATGGCCCTCATTGGCTGCGGAAGACCACAGGTTGCGTAATGGCTGCAACAGGAATCCTCGTCGATGCAGTCAACGCAATCAAAACACAACTCACCGCGCTCGGTCTCAAACCCGTCACAGACCCGCGCAACGCTCGCCCAATGTCCGTAATGATTGAACTTCCAGTCATGACTTCGTTCACTTACAACATTGGCGACTTTCGAATTCCAGTCCGCATCCTTGCAGCCCCTCCAGGCAATCAGGACTCAGGCGACTATCTCATGTCAACTGTTGACACAATCATGAACTCGCCCATCGCAGTTACAGACGCCCGTCCAGGCAATGCAAACTACGGCGGGCAAGATATACCCACATACGATCTCACGGTGGCAATCGCCGTGCGTAGAAACTAAGGAGCCACCAATGGCAACAGCAACATTCCTGTCAGGTGCTACCTGCAACATCACCCCCACAGGCGGAGTAGCCGTGGATGTCAGCGATCAACTTTCCTCCTGTGAGGTACTTTTGGGCTTTGAGCTGCTTGAGAGCACATCGCTGGCAGATACTGGCCGACAGGCGGTGAAAGGTTTGCAGAGCGTCTCGGTCAATCTGTCGCTTTATCTTTCATACGGCTCAACCGAAATGGAAACCCTCCTCAGCGCAATCGTTGCTGCGGGTTCATGCACAATCGTCGTGTCCCCATCAGGCACCACAGAGTCTGCGAGCAATCCAGAGTTCACGATTACGTCGGCAACACTTGACGCCGCTCCGGTCATCATGTCGTCCATCGGCACCCTTGCCGTAGCCACAATTTCGTTCTCTAACGGTACTTGGGCACGAGACATCACCTGATAATTGAAAGAGGGAAACAATGAAAATCCGACTACAAGTAACACCGATTGAAGGCGACCCCTATGAATGCGAAACGAATCTATTCGTTGTCGTGGCATGGGAACGCAAATTCAAACGACAAGCATCCAGTCTCGCAAACGGCATCGGCGCAGAAGACCTTGCATTCTTTGCATTCGAATCTGCTCGAGCTGCAGGAATCACAACCCCGCTCGCCTTTGACGAATTCATCAAGAAAACAAAGTCAATTGAAGTTGTCTCGGAGGATGCTCCAAGTTTTACAGAAGCGGCAGTTTCCGACGCTCACTAGCGGAGGTTCTTGTCGCGACTGGATACTGGACACCCGACATCCCATTCGACACAGACGATCTCTTCACGGTTGTTGACGTGTTGAACGAACAACAAAAAGCACAAAGGAGCAGACGATGACAACAAACACTTCACTTGAAGTCGTCGGAGTTCGTGACGCTATTCGTTCGCTTAACAAGATTGAGCCTGGTCTCCGTAAGCAGTTCACCGCCGACGCAACCCGTATTGCCCAACCTGCCATTCAAGAAGTGCAAAAGAGTTACACGAAAGTTCCTCTGTCCGGTATGGCCCGCAAATGGGAACAAGCCAACAAGAAGATATTTCCGTTCTCGGTGGCAAAGGCAGTTTCTGGAGTCAAGTTAAAAGTGGATGCTT